CCAAATGTTTTTAACGCTGTCGACCAGCTCTGTGACTTCACCGACAAACGTTACTGTTTGATCGGTCATGGTGTCATAGGCTGCAGAAAAATTACCCTGCCCCAGCAGCACCGCCGCCGCCGCAAATCGACCGATAGCATCGCCGGCCACATCAATGGCGGCTTTCAGTGCCAGCAGCGCTGTTACGCCTACGCGCAGAACGTTGCCGCCCAGCTCGCCGATTTGATTGCTGGCCTCGCTGGTTCCTGTTGATGTGTTGACCAGCTCTTGCGTTATTGATTCCAGCGCTGGCAGCATTCCTGCTGTTAGCTGCCGGCTGAGGCCCTGCGTCACACGGTCCAGCCGGCCAAAATTATCGTTTACTCGCTCCGATTGCGCGACCACCTCGGGGGTAACGGTATTGCCGAGACGCTCCTGTTCGTCTGCGTATTGGCGGACGACATCGCGGCCCTGGTTTAATAGCGGGATGAGTGTTGTGCCGGCGCGACCGAATAATCTCTGAGACAGCGCGGCCTTGCCGGCGCCGTCTTCTATTTCCGCAAATGCCGCGGCGACGTCTTCAAACACATCTTTCGTATCTCGCAGCGTGCCGTCGTTGTTCTGGATGGATATGTCGAGCGCTTCAAAGGCTTCCTTTGATTCTTTTAGTCCGGCGACCGCATCAAACATATTCCGTTGCATTCGGCTGACGCCCTTCGTCACCGATTCGAACGATGTGCCGGTTATTTCTGCGGCCAGGTCTAGCGCGTTGAGGTCTTCGACTACCAGCCCGGTTGTCTGTGATAGTTTGCCGAGCTTGTCGTTGGCGTCCAGCGTCTGATTGACGGCCCGGGTTAATCCCCGCAGCGCCAGGCCGGCGCCGAGGCCGGCGAATATACCGCCGAGGGCTGATCGGGCCGCCGCCGCGGAGCGCTTCGCGGTGCCTTCAAACCGCTTGATGTCGCGGCTGGACTTTTGCAGCGCGGACGTCAGCTTGGCGTTTTCGCCTTCCAGCCGAACGACAAGTTTTGCCAGATCAACCACTGCGTGCGATCCTTTCGATTTGTGTTCTGAGGTTCTGTGTTATGGCGGACAGCATCTGGCTGCGGTTCGCTCTAAATGTATTCTCCAGCCATGGTTGCCGGCGGAGGGTATATGGTTTCACCTGGACTGTTTGTCTGGCCCTGGGACCGACGCTCATGCGGCGTTCCGTTATGGTGTGCGGGCCCTGGTCCAGCATATTTATTGCATACCATGCTTCTCTTTTAACGCCGATCGCGATCGATAGTTTTCCCAGCGCGAGAAACTTCCGGCCGGTGATGCGCTTGATGGATCGGCTGGCGAAGCCCGGACCGACCAGCCGGCCTTTATAGGTCCGGGCCGCCCGGTCTGCGGTGGGAATCTTGCCCTTCATCTGTCGGACGACGGGGGTGGTTGCCTTGAAGAGCGCGCTCCGCAGGGCCTTGACCTGGGTCTTGCCCTGCAGCTTGTTCAGCTGGGTGGTTAGTTCCCGGACTCCTGCCAGTTCATTTGCCATGTCAGGCTTCCTTTGTCAGCCGTTTAAATTCCCGGATGGCGTCCAGCTTCGCCACAAACAATTCTATATCATCAATGCCATAAATTTCTGCGATGATCGGCAGCGCTGTCCAGTCGATTGCTCCGCCCATGAGGTTCCATGCGGCGATCGGCGTTCTGTCCTCGAGGGGCCCTGGCTCGAATCCAGATGCTTGGGATTCGAGCCAGGTCGTCAGTTTTTTACCTGTTCCCCTCTGTCTGTTGAATAATCCGCGTATGCACCGAGGATGGCCTTGTATAGCGGATCCCAATAATCGCGCGCGTCGGCGAGCCATTCATTAAACAGCTCTTTTTCGAATGGCGCCGGGGTGGCCTCGGATCCGCCTGTAAATAGATCCGCCTCGGTCATGCCCTTCCAGCCGCACACATACCGCCGCGCGATTTCAGGCTTTGAATAGCTGCCACCAAACTCGGCATGCAGCCCGGCCATCTGCAGGTCGGTCGGGCGGTGGAATAAAAACGTGCGACCGTTAATGTCCACTTCGCCCTGCCTGGACCTGCGTATTTTCTCCGCCAGCGATGCGCTCATGTTGCGAAGTCGAGAACCGTTTTCACCGGTGTAAACGAAATGGTGGCTTTCGCTGCGTCGTTTTGCGCCAGCTCGAATCCTCCGCCATGGGAGACCTGTGCATTAAAAATCGTGCTTTCTCCGCCCGCCCAGTTCACTTTAAATACCAGCTCAGTGTTCGTTACGGTGGCGGCCTTGATGGCGACGACGCCGGTGTTCGCCGGATCGTAGAGTGCACCGATACTGCCGTCCGGCGCTTCTGGCAGGCCAAACAGGTTTTGTTTACTCTTGTCGATCAGGGTGGTGGTGTCGATCTTGTTTGGTGATGGGTCCGGCATCGACACACTCTGCGCGTTCGATAGCGTATGGAAGGCCGTGATTTCTGTAATCACGCAGGATGTGAATGTGGAGAAGGTTGTGCTGTCCAGCCCTTCAAGCTCAAAGGTTGTAGAGGCCGATGACGATACCCGGGCGGCCTGGCCTTCCAGCTCTACCATGCCGACCACGCTGGTGAATCGCACAATATCGCCGTCGCTCAAACCATGCGGGGCGGCGGTTGTTACTTCCGGCGGCGAGGCTTTTGTGATGGCGGATGCGTCTGTGATCGGCGTGCCCAGCGTGTTCTCCACCTGCACGTTCATGTTGGTTCCGATCCTGGCCATGGCAAATATATTGCCGGCTGCGATGGCTTTCAGTTCCGCGGTCGGGAATAACGGCATTGTAATTAAAGGGTTTTTCATGGTTCGTTCCTCTCTCAAGTATTAGTCCAAAAGCCAAAAAATACCGGCTCCATGTAGCCATCTATCAGTGGGAGATAATCCTCGCCCGGGGAGACGTCACGATAGTATGTCATACCGCTTGCAACAATGGCGGCCTCTACCGCGGCCGCCTGGTCCAGCGCTCCCTGGTAGTCTTCCGCATAGGATTCAAAAACCACCACGGATTGCACCGCTGTCTCGCTGTCGTTTAACGTCGTTTCCGGGGCCTTGTTTAATACCCGGTAAACCACAAAGGGCGGGTCCACGTCTGCCGGCACCGCCTGCGGCCAGACTTTATCGGCGCCGAGGCTGGCCAGCGCTGTCAGGATGTCGCTCTGCAGGCTCATTCCTCTCTATTGCCCTCGGTGCATATCAGTTCGAGTGTGCGGTTCCTTTCCTGGATGTTCCGCGGCGGTCCGTCGATGGTAAATATTCGGGTTCCGTATTTAACGCGCCAGCTGTTATCGATGCCGGCGACGGCGGCTGAATAGCGGATCTGGATGCGGTGCGTTGAGCTTCCCTGCTGCTGCCGGCCGGCGAAGACTTCGGAAGCCCTCAGCGGTTCGATCGCCGCATGGACGGTTACGGTATCGCCCCATGTGGTGGTCCGCTCACCGACGCTGTCCTGGCTGCCGGCGGGCTGCTGCAGGATGACGGTATGCTTTAAACGGCCGGCGCGCATCAGGCCAGCTCTGGTACTTCCAGCGATCTGATCAGCGCGTCTGTGAAGGTGTGCGTATTGCTGCCGGATCCGATGATGGTTTCTTCGCGGTGATTGTACATGTCGCCCACCTTCATCAGCATCCATCGCTTTATCGCTTGCGGGACCGATGCGGCGTCGGCATATCCGGTAACAAATCGGATGGTAATGGGTTCCGGCTCCATGCGTATTGACGGCCATGATTGCTGGTAGGCCAGCCGGATTTCCCCTGGCACGCTGTTCGGCTGTACATCATAAACGGATGTGTCCAGCGTCTGCTCGGCGCCATCGGTGTCGATGTATTTTATTGATGTCACGGAAACGGTCGGCGGCTTCGGCAGCCGGATCCGGTCTGTAAATCGGTCGATTTTCCAGTCGTATGTCGCCACCACCAGCTGCCGGTTTGTGCGTAGTTCGGCCAGCCGCCTGGCCGCCTCTATCTGCGCGGCGATCAGCGTGTCGTCGTTTGAATGTTCAACGACGAGGTGCTGTTTCGCTTCCGCCGTTGTCAGCGGTTCCTCTGTGGGGGGTGTGACGACGATCAGCGTCATGGCGGATGCCGGTTTGGGTTTCGCTTATCCCTTTTCGGGATCCGCGTCTGCGGTTTCATCTGGACCAGCGCTTTCATCAGCTGGCGGTTCGACCACGCCATTGCCATAACTGGCTTTTCCGCGGGTGATCCAGCGTCTTGCGGACGCGGGCTCGAGCGCTATTGTCTGGCCGGCTTTAAATGATTGCTCGATTTCGTTGTTATGGTCCCGGACTTCAACGGCCTCGGTAAACGTGACGGTCTGCTTTTTTGGTTTCGCTGCCATGTTAATTCGCGGCCGGTTTCCCGGCCGCGTCCTGTTGGATTGCGTCGCAGATTAAACGTTGACGATTTCGTCGACGCTGGCCAGGTCATGATCGCTAGCTGGCAGGCTGCGGCTGTTGATGCCCAGCAGCAGGCCGCCGGCGTCGCTGGTGGCGACGGCGACCGTAATAGAC